CGCCCGCGCGGATGACGTTCGGGATCCGGGGAATGGGCATTCATACATTCTTGCCAGAGGCGATCAAAGCGCTGTCGGAAACGGATCGAAAGCTGCGCCTCTTGAAAACGTGTTCCGCGTGCGGCGCCTCGCGGGATACCTCGGGGCTGGATTGCCCGGCGTGCGGCGAGCCCGACGCCTACCGAAAGGAGGCCGACCGTGCCGCACAGTGAACACGAGGACCGACTCCTTGGCGCCCTCTTGAACGACGCCGCGCTCCTGGAGGCGGATCGTGTCTCTCCTGAGCTCTTCCAGGACAAGGACGCGCGCGAAGTCTTTCGCACTATGGCGGGGCTACGCAACGCGGGGCGTCCGATCAACCGCGAGACCGTGCTCCTGGAGATCGGGCAGCGGGTGCCGCTGTCATACCTGGGGGACCTCTCGGGAATGGCGACCGGAGCAAACGCCGAATACTACCTGGACCGCCTGGTCGAGGCCGCGCAAAAGCGGGAGTTGCGAAAGCTTGCCCTCTGGCTGACGGAAGCCGCGGGAAACGGAAAGGCGCCGGCTGACATCCTGGAATCGCTGGAGGCCGAGCTCGCAAAGGTACGCCGTTCGGTCGTGGATACCGGGGACGTAGACGTGAGCGCCACTATGCACGAGCTCGTCCAGACCGTGGAGCAGAGGATACGGGATAGAGCCTCGGGACCGAGCGGGATCCCGACCGGCCTGCGCGAGCTGGACTCCCTTCTCGGAGGCCTCCAGCCCGGAGCCGTGTACATCGTGGCCGCCCGGACCAGCGTAGGTAAGACTGCCCTGGCCCTGTCGATGGCCGACAACATGGTGCGCGCTGGGGTCCCTGTCGGATTCTGCTCTCTGGAAATGTCGGCGCTACAGCTTGTCGAGCGCCTGGTGTCAATGCGGAGCAACGTCCCCGTTGGGCGGATGAAATACGGGGTCCTACGCGGGGGGGACATGGGAGCTATCCTCTCAGCCGCGGGGACTTTCTCGGGAGGGCTGCGGATCCTCGATAAGCCCGGGCTCACTCTGAGGGGGCTGAAGGCCTGGGCTCATGGCGCGGCGGGCAAGGGGGACCGGGTGCTCTTCCTGGACTACCTGGGGCTGCTCGACCTGTCAGACGACGACCGCCCGCGCTGGGAGGCCATGGGAGCAGCCTCCAGGACTATCAAGAATCTTGCGCGCGAGCTGCGCGTGCCGATTGTGGCTCTCTGTCAGTTGAACCGCATGGCCGCAGCGGAAGGGGAGCCCGAGCTCCATCACCTGCGCGACAGCGGGTCCATCGAACAGGATGCGGACGTGGTTCTCCTGCTCCATCGTGCCGTCGACCAGTCGACCGAGACGCACGCGAGCCTCCGCGTTGCAAAGAACCGCAGCGGTCCGACGGGGCACGTCGAGCTCGCATTCGACAAGCCGACAACGCATTTTTCCGACTGGCGGGAGGGGGCATGAGGGGGCGCCAGGGGGGAGCATCTACACTCCCCGCATACCCTTCAGGGGGACCGGGCGAGCGCTTCACCGCTGGTGCGGTTTCTGCACTACCGGTCAATCGAACACGGGGAGACTCTCATCAACGCCGCGCCCTCTGCGGAAGGGATTTCGGAAACATCCCCAAAAACCCCGTAAATCACCGCTGGTATGAAAACCGCACCACCCGTCAAATCTCCATTCTCACCGCTGGTATGATTATCCACCCACCCGTTGACCGCACGTGCGGTCCCAGCGGACAAATGCTTGAAGAAGAGATTAAGAAGAAAGAGCGTGGGGGATACCCCACCCGCCCGCTCCGAACCCGGGGGGAGAAGAGGGGGAGGCGCCCATGAGTGAGATACAACCGTCGGGGGTAGGGGCCGAGCGCATCATTGCCGAGATCCCGCACACCCGCGCTCCAGGCCGGCAGTATCATGATGACATCCTTACCGCCGTCGCAACCCGAATAGTTGCCCAGGTCGTTGATGTACTCGGACCTTTCATCGCTGATAATCCGAACAAGAGCTGGACCGCATGCTTGGAGAGAGCCGAAATCAAGGTCCTTCGAAGCCTCCAGGCAATAGGAGAATAGCATGGGTAGAATCATCGCCTCGGGAATCCGACACATACCGAAACAAAGCAGGGTTTCGTCGCTCGCACAGTCAGACGCCGCGCGCGCGCCCGCGAACATACCGGGGGTAGATTTCACAAAACTGGTGAAGCGGACCGAAAAAGCAATTCTTCGCCTTGAGAGCGCGGCGGCCGCTGTTGAGTCTGAGTTCCAGCGAGGGGAAAAAGAAACCCGTCCGCTCCTGCATGCGGCAGACTTTGACGTGGTGTTGTCGGTCGCTGGGAAGCGGCAGGTCTACAACCTCGCGGACGCGTTGGCCGCGACCGGTATCCCCAAGCCCTTCGAAGTGCTCGGCAAGTGGCGGGACTCCCGCCGCCTGTTGCTTAAGGTGAGTGAAGCCGCGCGCCGCGACGTTAGGCGCCTGCATTTGCTTCTCGGGAAGGTGCGGAAGAAACAGTCCCAAAGCGTGAAGGCTAGTGCGGAGAAGGAGCGTGCCACACGCGCCGCAGCGCTCTCCGCCCTGGTGGGGAGGACGGATTCAGGTGTCCTTTGACAGGCTCCCTTACCGAAAAGGCCGCCCCTCTCTACCTACCTCGTCTGGCCGAGGCGCTCGGCACGTACAGCCGCGAGAGCCTCCTCGATCTCGTTCAACTCGCCTTGGGTGTATCCTGTCTCTGCCGTGACCAGCCGGGCCCGTGACGCGTCGAGCACGTTTTCGATCTTCGCGAGTGTTTCGTCCGTCATTCCGCTACCCCCTCTCCCTCAGCCATCTTCAACACACGGGAGACCTGTGTCGGCGTGAAGAGCTTCCCGCGCCGTGTCGTGGCGCCCGACTTGTTTAGAGCGTTCGCGATATCCTGCAATCGCCATCCGGCTTTCCGATAGTTGACCGCATGGGTCAAGGCGCCATTGGCCGCAGTCCTGGCATTGCGTTTTTTCGCGGACGTGGCGAGCTCGCGCGTCTTGTCAGTGAATCCGCCGCGGTCCCCGCCTAATTTCTTTCCGCGCGCCTTCAAGGCCTGTAATGCGGCTTTCGTCCTGGTGCTGATATATTCCCGCTCCTGCTGCGCCATCGCTGCCATTACCCCGATTGTGAACGTGTTAGCGTCCGGCATATCCACGGCCTGGAATGCTGCGCCGCTGTCGCGTAGATTCATGATGAAAGACGCATTGCGCGAGAGCCGGTCAAGTTTCGCAATCAATAGAGTCGCCTTCTCGGCCTTTGCGCGGGAAAGCGCTTTTTGGAGCTCCGGACGGTCGTCATGCTTGCCAGATTCGACGTCCTGGAAGGATTCAAGGACTCGGTACCCCCGGGCCTTACAGAATGCTGCTACAGAGGCCTGCTGCGCCTCCAGGCCGAGCCCGGATTGACCTTGCCGTGCCGTGCTCACCCGGTAGTATGCGATTACCTTTTCACGTTTCATGTTCTCCCCGTTCTGCGCGTGTCGGATGCGCGCCCCCCGGTTGTAACTATGCGGCCGCGAATAGTGGAACGTACCTGTTGGCCTGCTTTGCCACGATTGCGCGCACGGCCTGGAGCTGCTTTTCACTCGCCGGCTGGCCTTTGTAGACCACCCGAAAACCGATGGACCATATGATCGGATTGATACCGGTCCCCTTGTATTGCTCTTTCGACTCCATGATGCGTCGGCACGCGGCTTCGATGACTTCCCGGGTGTACTCCCGGATTGGCTCCGGCTTCTTGACTTCCACGTCGACCGCGACCGGCTCAGGAATCGGCTCCGGAGCGCTCACCACGGGGCAAGGCGCGACGGCCGGGGCTTCTGCCGCTATAATCTCCTGATAGCGGGCTTCGATCATTTCCGCCGTGCGTACCGGCTCGCCGGTGACGTTATCGTACATCGGCATGCGCAGCGCCCACGCGGCAGACTCGGCCGGTGTGCAAGGATTGTGAGCCGGCTTCCCGGCGTCACTCGGCTTCATCGACGGCCGGGCCACTCCATACGCTGCCCGGGCCTTCGATAGCCAATCGTAGCCGGCCGGGTGCGCCTTCTTAGACTTCGTGAAGGGTCCGACGGTGCAATCCTTGACGAACGCGAAGTGCTCTTCGCACAGATCCGCCGGGGACGTATTCAAGGCAGGAGCTCCGCACAGCTCCATTTCCCCGGTATCCCGGTTGAATATGGAATAGTGGCAGAAATGCTCTTCCGGCTTCTGTTCGGGTTCCGGTTCAGGTTCGACCGGCGTAGCATCACACTCCAGAGTATCCACTGCTACCTTTTCCGGGCTTCCCCCGGTTTCCACGGTTCCGTAAATGTCGCACCCGCGAATTGGTGTCTTATAGAATCCTTCGACCTTGACCGGCACACTCTCATGCCCGGCCCGGTCGAAACATCCGCCGATCGGATAGCTGGTGATGTCCCAGAACCCGCACCCCGGCCGCACGTAGATTGTGTCCCCTACCTTGCATTCTGCTCGTGTCATCTTTCGTTCCTCCATATTCACAATACTACAACGAACTATGTACATATGTCAAATAAAGGGTATCTGTAAGTAGTGCATGGGAAAGCAATTAAAAAATCTTTTCCGGTGCTCTAAAAAAGAGCGAAAAGAGGCCTTGAAAACACCATGCAAGCAGCGTGCTCCCGGGCCGATATGCTGCCGTCGTTCTGCCCTTGCATGACAGCAGCGCCATGGCCGAGTACCAGGACAGGCGAGGATCTCCCGCACTGGCATGTAAACACGTGGAAAATCAAAGCACCCCTCCCCCCGTCGATTCCTGTAGAAGGACCCGCGCCCAGGCGATGCCGGGGGCCGCTGGGCGGGGCGCGCGCGTCCACCCTCTCCCACGTCATCACCGGGTGGGCACGGTCTTCATCGAGTGAGCGGCGGCCTTTTTCTCGCGGGTCCTCTCTGGCCTGGTGGTCGTGTGGCGGGTCCCTCCAGATCGGCGAAGGGGTACCGCCGCGGATTCTGCACCTGCCGGTTGTTTGACCATAATCCGACCGTCAGATAATTCGATATCCTATAAGTAATTATTGACACTTCCTGCGCAATTCTCTACTCTCTGCACAACGATGCCGAAAGGCACGCGACGATATAGACCTTCGACGGACGGTCTATCCTGGGAACTG